ATATTTAGATACAAATAAAAATAAAAAACTAAATAATATAAAATTAAGTAATATAATAATAAAATAATATTACTTAAAGAAAAATATATGATATTTATTAATAAATGATGTTTAATAGTTATATAAATGAAATAAATAATTCATCGAGAATAATAATAATAGGTGATGTACATGGAGATATAAAAAGATTTAAATCTATATTAATTGATAGTAAAATAATAAATAATAATTTAGAATGGATAGCAGATCCTCCTAATACAATAATAGTTCAATTAGGAGATCAAATAGATAGTTTAAATAGAAATACAAATGAAAATTGGGAAATATTAAATGATTATGAAATGATATATTTTACAGAACATTTAAATAATATAGCAAGAGTTAAAGGTGGATTTTGTATATCATTAATAGGTAATCATGAATTGATGAATGTAATAGGAGATTTTTCATATGTATCACCTTTAAATAAAAATGATGAAAAATCAAGAGAAAAATTATTTAAACCAAAGGGATCAATAGGATTAATATTAGCAAAAAGACCATTAATAATAAAAATAAGAGATTTAATATTTTGTCATGCGAAATTAGAATTAGAACATTTAAAACTATTAAAAAAATATAATAAAGATATTTTTTATATTAATCATATATGGAATAATTATTTAGAAAATAATAAAATAAATATAGAAGATAAAGAAATAATAGATAATATTATAATAGGTTCTAATGGAATATTATGGAATAGAAATAATAATGATTCAATAAAAACAAATGAATTATATAATGAATTAGGTATATCTTATATGTTTGTAGGACATACTGCTTTAGATAAAATAACTTTAGTAGATAATCAATTATGGTATTGTGATACAGGATTATCAAGAGCATTTGGAACAACAAAATATCAATATATAGATATAAATAATAATAGTATAAATGTAAAAACAATTAATCTTTTAGAAGATAATTAACATTTATATTAGCAAAAGGAAGAGGTCCAGAAGAACATTTAGGTTGAGGATTAAATCCAATTTGATTATTAGATAATTTCATATTATTATAATCTATTTCTTTAAATTGATTAATATAAGAACCTTCTTTAAGATCATCAGAAGTATATAATAATTCATTTTCAAATCCTTGAAAATTAGTATTATTTAAATCATTAGAAACTTCTAATAATGATAAATCATTAAAATTATTTTTTTGTTTATTATTAGGAATATGATTAGTTTGACTAAAGATAATCATAAAAATTATAATAAAAATAATAAGTAATATTATAAAATTATTCATCATCTATAAAATAACTAATATTTATTTCTTCATCTTTTTTAGTTTCATCATTAGAAGAATTAGGATCAATTTCTTCAATAAATATATTTTCGATATAATTTTTAATTAAATATTTATTTGTTTTATAATATTTGAGTCTTTTAAATCCTTTAAATTTAAAAACGGATAATTCATCAAAAATATCAATACATAATGGTGTATATTTTCTGTCTTCTTTTTTTTCTCTTAAAATTCTACCAATAGATTGTTGAATATCGCTAATAGGACTAGCTAATATAACAGTATTAAGAGTAGGAATATTTAAACCTTCACTGCTCATTTGATAAGTAGCTAAAATTATTTGTTTTGTAGCTGATATATCTAAATCATTCATTTTCATACCACCTATATAATAACCATATGATGCTATATTATTATTTTTAATTAAATCTTCTAAATCTTTTAATTGATTTTTTCTTTCAGATAAAATTAATATTTTTCTATCTGGTTCATTTTTAATAATTTCAGATAATAATTCATATATAAATAATGTTCTAGGTTTATAATTACATATATTATTAATACATGATACTATATTAGGTTGTCCATTATATAAAGTTTTAATATTACTATATTCAAATGCTGGAGAAAAATATTTATGAACTTGAACAATCATTTCATTAGTTGATTTATCATTTTTATGAATATAAACTGATTTACCTAAATACCATTCAAAAACTTTTCTTAAACCATCTTTTCTATTTAATGTTGCCGATAATCCTAAAGTTAATTTAATATTCATTTTTCTAAAAGCCCTTGAAAAAACTTCAGATGCTATATGATGACATTCATCAATAATAACTAATCCAAAATCTTTAAAAATATCAGAATTATAATCTCTTAATGCTAATGATTGTAATGTTGCTATTACAATATCTTTATTTTCTATATCAATTTTATTTTGTTTAATTTTACCAATTCTAGCATTAGGAACAAAATCTTTTATACTAGTGATAAATTGTTCATTTAAAAAATCTTTATGAGAAATAAATAAAGTTTTTTTCTTAAAATAACATGATATATAAATACTCATAATAGTTTTACCAAAACCACAAGGAACACTAATAATACCTCCTAATTTTGCTGGATTTTTAGCAGCTTCTATAAAATTTTCAATGGGTTTTTTTTGAATATCTCTAATTGTACCATTAAATATTAAATTAGGACAATCTAAACCATCATTAAGGTTATTATTTTTAGGAATGCCAAATTTATTTAATCCATAACATTTAGGCATATATAATTTATTATCACTTTCAAGATATATAGGATATTCTTTATTATTAGTAAATGAAGAATTGGGATTTGAAGTAGGTGAAACAGTTAATTCTTTTTTAATTTCTTTGATTATTTTTTTATTGGTATCATTTTTTAATATAGAATAACCTCTAGATGAAATAAAAGTTTCCATATAAATAATAAACAATTAAGTATATTAAATTAATTTTATATATATTTAAATAAGAATGATATTAAATTTTATTAGAATTTTATTATTAGTGTTTTTAATATTAGCTATATTAATTGATATAGAAGTACCACCAATATTAACTTCACAAGTTCATCAATTATTAATAGCAATATTTATTATTAGTATAATAGTAGTATTTGATGAAATTATAGGATTTTTATTAGGATTAATATTTTTAATAGTTTATTTTAAACATTATCAAAAAATTATAAATAAGACAAATAATTCTGATTTAAATGAACCTTTAATAAAAGCATATAATCCTTATATGATGAATAATATAGATAAATTTAGTGATGATATTAAACCATCTCATAATACTAAAACAGAAAATATTCCAAATAGTACTAGTGTATTAAACGAATCAACGAATTGTTTAATAATGCCATATATATCAACCGAATTATTAGATAAAGCACAAAATAATATATATGATAATGATAATTATTATAAAGAAATAAAAAATATAGATAATGCTTATGGTGTACAAGGATTAAATTCTGACAAAACACATTATTTAGCATTTGATAAAAATAATATTGATAATAATTATTAAAGAAAATTATAGAAATATAAAATATAGGTAAATATAAATAAAATTAATAATTTAATATATAATTCGTATGTTTCAAATATTATACTAATGGATAAAGGTAATTTTTCAGAAATCATAGGAAAAAATATTGGAGAAAATATGATAAAAACAATAATAGTAAGAATAATAGATTTTTTAATATAATCTTCATTATAATAAGATTGTTGTGGTTTTTTTTGTTTATTAATATTACACATATTTTTATTAATATCAGGCTCTTGTAAATTTTCTTGATTATAATTTATATTATAATTATTTTTTTGATTTACATTAACAGGTTGTTTTTGTGTATTTATTTCTAATTCCTGTTGAAATTCATTTAAGATATCTTTAACCATAGGATCATCACTATCATCATTATAATTATCATTATTTTTATTAGAAGTTTTCATAGGAATACTATCTATACTAGTTGTCATATTCATTTATTATAAATTAATATAAATAAAAAATTTAAATTACGCAAATAATTTAGAAAAAAAGTTAGGTTCATTTAATTTATTTTCGGGAGTATTAGGTCCATTATAATTTTCAACAGGTTTTTCATTACATTTAACATTTAATTTTGAATATTTATAGCACTTATCTTCAAATTTAAATATTTTACCATCAATATCAATATTATTAGGAGCTATATATAATATACAATTTTCTTTACAAACTCGTTTAAAAATAAGTGCTAATGATAATCCAAATAAAGCACTAATTAATATTTGACCTGTTTCAGTATAAAATAATCTACTAATAATATCTTTAATTTTCATTTAATTCTAATATACATAAATTTAATTAATTGGTTGTTCTATAGCATAATTATTACATTTAACTTCTTCTGCGTTATATTTATAACATAAATCATTTTCATTTCTATAGACAATTTTATCAATATTATAAGGATTTGGATATCTAATAATTATTTTTTGTTTAGGCGCAGATAAATAAACAAATAATATTCCAATAGCAAAAGATATTATAAATGCTAAAAAATTAAAATTAAATGTTGGTTCTTTCATATATCTAATCTATTAATAAATAATAGAATAATATAAAAATGAATGAATCATTAACAGCATTTCTTCAAATATTTATTAATATATATGAAATATTCAAAACATTATGGACCTTTTTTATTATATTTTTTAATTTATTAAAACCATTTTTTGATATATTAATAATGATATTAAAATCAATAAGTTATGTTGCTTCAGTTTTTATAAATATAGTTTCATATTTTATATTAAATATAAGTAATATATTAACATATATATTAAATAATATAGAATATACTTTAAAAAAAATATTAGAATTTATAAATATGCCATTAGAATATATAAATAAACTTATAAAATATATTTTATATATATTAAGTTATATTACATTTATATTATCATATATTATAGGATTAACAGTAAACGAAGAATCAGATGAAACTATATTATTTTAATTTATTTGTAGTATATATTTCAGGAACAATTTGAATATTGGGATATTTATAATCGACTAAATTTTGTAAATCAATTAAACTTCTTGAATTATACCATTTATCATATAATATTTTTCTATTATATAAATATTCTTGATATAATAAATTAGATTCATATCTAATATTTTCAAATTTATTTATATAATATTCTTTTTTTTTATTTTCTTTTTCTTTTTGTTGATTTAATAAAATACGATGATTATCACATTTAGTTAATAATTCTTTTTTAGCATTAGGATTAGTATTATTAATAAAAGAAGTTAATAATAATCCAAACTCATTTACTTTCATATTTATTATCTATTATTATTTATTTATTTTAAAATTTGGATTATATATATTTGGTTGAGTATCTTCAAACATACTTTTATAATATTGATCTAATCTTTGAGAATCAGATAATTGTTCTTCATATTCACTTCTAGGAATATATTTAATAATTACTTTAGGTGTAGTAGCTTTTTTATATTTTTTACTATAATATCCTTTTATTATTAAAATCATACCTATAAACAATAAAAATATTGCTATCGATTTCATTTTATTATTCTTAATTATAAAATGTATAAAAATTAACAATCAGATTTTGTTCTAGCCATCCATGGGTCTTCTTGTGCTAAATCTTCAGCAATATCATCTTTACGTGTAGATTTTGCCACACCTTCTTGTTTTCGTTTATCAAAAACTTCATCTCTATCATCCATATTTTTCTTATATTGTTTCATAAGGGTATTTAATTGAGTTTCCGAATATTCCTGATCTTGAAGATCATTTGGATTTGGAGACCACGGACACCAACAACCAACTTGACCAATATAAATATCAAATTTATTATCAACTTTCTTTAAAAATTCACATCGTTGTTTAGCTTCTTCTACTGTATCAAATACACCTCTAACTTTAATACCTCTTACGGAAGTTGTAAAATTATTTTCTCTATGGAATTCTTTTTCAATTTCATCCGAATGAACTGATTTAAAAAATTTATATTGTTCATCTAGTTCTTTAATATCAAAAATATAATTATGATTATTTTTAATAGTATCAATTAGATCTTTAGAATCTGGATATTTAAGTAATAAATTATCAAGTAATGTTTTCATATCTCTAGAAAAATTTAGTAGAAAACGAGAATAATAATAATTTTCTTTATTTACTAAAATATCTTCGGGACTTAAAAAAGATAAACAACAATAATTTTGATTTCTAATAGGTTTATCTTCATCTAAAAAATCAACTTCTTTTGTTGATACTAAGGTTTCTTCAGTAGTCATTGTTTACCTATTTTAATATTATAATAAAAATCTTATATATTTTTATTTTCTCCTTAATAAATATAAATAAGTATTGAGAATAATGGGTGGTGATGCTAGTTATACTTTTGATATGTGGGAAGCTATTATACGTTTACTTAAGTATGCTATAGAAGCTATTTTTGTAGCATTAGCAGCTTATGCTTTACCTCAACAGAAATTAAAGATAAGTGAAATATGGATGATTGCTTTAACAGCTGCTTGTGTATTTTCTATATTCGATATATTATCACCTTCAATATCAGCTGGAGCTCGTCAAGGTGTTGGATTAGGAGCTGGATTTAGATTAGTAGGTTTCCCTGCTTAAATTATAGAGAAGGAATAACTTTATAATTTAATTCTTCACATATTTTTTTCCATATTTGGTCTTGAGCGTATAATTTTTCTCTGCTTTTTAGTAATGGAAAAAATTTTAAATATTCGTTTAAACCTAATATTTGAAAAAATTTATATAAAACATAACTATATGATAAGAAATTTTTTCTATCTTTAGGACAATGTTTTAAAAAAGGAGCTTGAATATCTCTAAACATACTACATAATTTTTCTTCTAATTCCGCAGAAAATTGAGGAGTCGGAATACCATTAATTCTATTAATAATATAATTAATATGTTCATAATATTTATTAATTCGTAATCTTTTTAATATTTCCCTCATTTTATTATAAGTTATGTTTTTAGTATCATGTATTTTTTCTTTTTTTATTTCATTTAATATTTTTTCAAAAACTTCATTTGGTATATCAGTACTTTCTTTTCCTTGTACTTGATTACACCATTCTCTAAAATGATTTATTCTTTTATAACTAAAATGATAAGTATCTTTAGTATTTTGTTTTAAAATAGGTCTATTTTGTTCAACTAATAAAGGTTCTTGATAACCACAATTATTACATATCATAATGGCATCTTGTTGTAAAGATATAAGATTATTAAAACATTTTTTACATATTTCTCTAGAATCATAGTTAATTTTTTTAATATGATTATTATTAGTAATAGCTAAATATTCGTCAACTAAAGAACTTTTTTCAATAATTTTTTCGGTGTCATTTTCATTTTCTTCTTCATTAATTTTATTTACATTTAAATTAAATGAATCAATAATAGATTTATTTTTAAATTTAATATTATTTATGGTAGAATTATTATGATATGACTGTTTATCTATCATATCATAATAATTAAATAGAATAGAACTAGTATTTTCATAATATTCTATTTCATTTGTATTATTAATTAATTTTATTTGGTCTTTTAATTTTATTATATCTTCTTTAATTCTAATATTACTATTCCATAATTCATTATAATATTTATCATCAATTATTCCGCTATTATTATATTTAATAATATCATAATTTATATTACTATTTATTTCTTCCAATTCTTTAATTTTTGCTTTTGATATCTGTTCTTCTAATATTTTTGCTGAATAATTATTTATAATTTTATTATGCATAGCATCTAGAGTAGTTATATCCTTATTAGAACAAACCCTTTTCTTATTAGTTTTATCTTTAAACATTCAAATAATGTTATATCTATTTTAAATGTTTATAAATATGCTTATATAATTAAAAATTAATTGTTCTTTTTTTTTCTCCTATTATAGTATAAAGAATATAGCATAAATGGGTGGTGGTCTTCTTCAACTTGTTGCTTATGGCGCTCAAGATGTTTATTTAACAGGTAATCCTCAAATTACTTTTTTTAAAGTTGTATATCGTCGTCATACTAATTTTGCTATGGAAGCAATTCAGCAAACATTTTCAGGTATAGCTGATTTTAATAGTACTATAACATGTCAAATATCACGTAATGGTGATTTAATTCATAGAACTTATTTACAAGTAGATGTTCCTGCTTTAACTGATGCTAATGATAAATATGTTAATTATCTTGGTCTTCGATTATTAAAATCTGTTTCTATTGAAATTGGTGGTCAACAAATAGATAAACATTATTCTGATTGGTTATATATATGGAATGAACTTTCTTTACCACGTGGCAAACGTTCTTCATGGGAATTTATGGTTGGTGCTGATCAAGATGTAACTAAATCAGGAGGAACATTATATATTCCATTTGAATTCTGGTTTTGTCGCAATATTGGATTATCTTTACCTTTAATTGCTCTACAATATCATGAAGTTAAGGTTAAAGTTGAATTTGAAACTGCTAATAATTGTTCATATAAATTAAATACTAATGATACTCAAGCTCCTACAAATACTCCTAAATTATCAGCTGTATCATTATGGGTTGATTATATTTTCTTAGATACAGATGAACGTCGTAAATTTGCTCAACTCTCTCATGAATATTTAATTGAACAATTACAAACATTTACTGAAGGTTTATCTGGTGGACAAACACAAAATTATCGTATTAATTTTAATCATCCTTGTAAAGAATTAGTATGGGTTGCTAAATTAAGTTCATCTGCGAATGTTAATCAATGGTATAATTATACTATAAAATCTGATAAATCATTTCCAAATGGTGCTGCTATAATAGGTGCTGCTAGTGCTCAAAGTATTGATAGTAATATTCATGCTTTTACTAATGCCGTTACTTTAACAGATACAATAGTACGTTCTAAAATTTTATATAATGTTGAACCTGGTTTTAATAAAGATGCTGTAAATCCATTTACTAATTGTTTATTACGATTAAATGGAAATGATCGTTTTGCTACACGTGAAGGAACTTATTTTAATTATGTTCAGCCATATCAACATCACACTAATATACCAGCTAATTGTGGTATTAATGTTTATTCATTCGCATTAAAACCAGAAGAACATCAACCATCTGGAACTTTAAATATGTCTAGAATTGACAGCGCAATATTACAAGTAACAAATAAATATGATAGTACTAAATCTGGTTCAATACTTATTTATGCGACTAATTATAATGTTCTTCGTATCCTTTCAGGTATGGGAGGATTAGCTTACTCTAATTAATTTTTAATTGTTCTTTTTTTTTCTCCTATTATAGTATAAAGAATATAGCATAAATGGGTG